ACACGATTAATTACATCTTGGCTTTGGGAGAAGTTGGTAACTCAGTAGTACCTACAGATGGCTCAGTAACTGGAGATAAGTTTAGCTCTACTGTCTATAGAGATGGCATTAGGATTAATGGAAGTGCAGCTACTGATAACGTAACAATCGCAAGTGGTGAACGTGCAATGGTTGCAGGAGACTATACTATTCCCACAAACAAAACATTAACAGTAAATGGAGTATTAACCATTGTCTAAATTATTAGTTGACGAGATTCAACCCAAAACTACTGATGGTAGTGTAGGTATTAAAGGTCATGTGTTGCAAGTAGTAAACTTTCAAACTGGTGAGTCTACAACTGGCACTACTACTCTAGTACATGATAATACAATTCCTCAAAAAACTGAGGGTATTGAGGTTATGACTTTAGCTATAACACCAAAAAGTGCATCAAGTAAATTGTTTATACAAGTAACTGCTCTTGGCTCAGTAGCCGTAGTTAATAAGTATGTGGTTATGGCTTTATTTCAAGATGACATAGCAAATGCTTTATCAGCAACAGCCACATTTGAAGGTGTGTCAACTGGATTAATAGTAACACCTCTTAATCATTTTATGACAGCAGGAACTACTAGCGAAATTACTTTTAAAGTTAGAATGGGAGCTAATGATACTTCAACTTTTACCTTTAATGGAGATAATGGTAATAGGCAATTTGGTGGAGTTGCTAATTCAAGCATAACCATTATGGAAATAGGAGGATAACATGAGTAGTAAAATAGGTGTGCAGAACATAGCACACACCAACGGAACAAATGCTATGACTGTTAGTGCTAGTGGTGTAACTACGTTTACTAATCCACCAGTAGGTATTACATCAATGGGTTTAGTAAAACTAGTAACTCTTAATCTTTCAAATGCTACTGATGCTACTATTAGTTCAACTTACATTAACTCTACTTACGACACATATAAATTTATATATGATTTTATGCCTGTTGCTGATAGTGCTTATTTATACACTAGAGCAATTGTTGGAGGTTCTGAAGATACTGGAAATAATTATGGTTATGAAGTTTTACCACTAGATGGTGGAGCAATTGTTAATAATGATTCTACAAATGTCATGGCTGTTCAGCATAAATACACTATTGGTAATGCAGCTGGAGAGGGTATAACTGGAGAGTTTACTTTATTTAATGTGAACTCAACCACAAGGTCTGCTTGTATATCAGGTCATTCAACTGCTTTTACAAATACTCCAGTTCCTAGTCAAAACGTATTTGGTGGTGCTTATAAATCTGACCAAAGAGCCAAAGTTCTTAATGGGTTAAGGCTTTTTATGGAAACATCTAGTGCAATAACAAATATAGCAAGTGGGTTTATAACAGTTTATGGAGTATCTAAGTAATGACATCAATTCTTAAAGTAGACACCCTACAAGATGCTAATGGTACTGGCAGTCCTTATATCAAAGATGCTGTGTTAAAGGTTTATCAGCACAGTATATCTACACAGTCTGCTGTAAACTCTAGGACAACTGGAACACTATATAATAGTACTGGTTTATTTTTAACAATAACTCCACGAAGTAGTGCAAGTAAATTCTTAGTAAGATTTGATGGTGTAGGTCATCAAGATGTTGCAGGTAAGTTTTGTGTTGCTAACATAGTAGTTAACCCTACAAGTTCAACTAATATTAATACAGAAATGGCAGGAGGAACTTTAATAACTACTTCTACTTATGGAATGGCATCACTTTATGATTCTACTGGTAATGGTGTAGGACAATTAAGTGGTTCAATTTTACATTCTCCCAACACTTCTTCAGCAGTTACTTACAATGTTGTATTTAAATGCCATTCAAGTGGTTCAGCATATTGGGCAATTAATAATGGGTTTACAACCATAACTGCAATGGAAATAGGAGGATAGAATGGCACTAACAAAACTAAACCCAGCAAGTGTGATTGAACGTCTTCCAACTGGAAGTGTGTTGCAGACTAAGCAAGGTGAAAGAACAACAAGGTTTATCTCCACTAGTGGCACAACTTTTGTTGATTGTGGAGTTTCAGTAAATATAACACCTAAATCTACTTCTTCTGATATTTTAATTACAGTTCAAGGTACTTTATCAAATGAAAGTAATAATGGAGAAGAGTGTCGTGTAATACTTTTTAGAGGAAGTACAGAAATAGGTGGTGGAACTGGAGGGAGTTCAACAAATGATTTCATGACTACTCTACCAACACAAGTTTGGAATATATATCCTTTTTCAAATTCTTTTTTAGACAGTCCATCAACAATTTCAGAAATAACCTACAAAATACAAGTAGCTAGTGGTAGTGCAAATGATGTTGCACTAGGGGGTCGTGGTGATACCACTAACTCTGCTGTACCAACTAGAATTACAGTTCAGGAGATTAAAGGTTAATGAAAATGTCAATGAAACCTGAACTACAAGTACAAATGGAACTAGATGCCCACGAAAAGGAATGTGCTATAAGATACAAAACAGTAGACGATAAATTAAACGCATTAGATAAACGTATGTGGAGATTAGAAGCAATGATAATGGCAAGTACATTTGCTGTAGTTGCTCTAATGATAAGTATAATTATGAAATAGAAAGGTAAAGGGATGCTTGACCCCATTACAGCTTTTGCTGCAATCACTGCTGGGCATAAAACTATTATGGGGGCTATAAAAATAGGTAAAGATTTAAGCTCCCTTTCCACAGCTATAGGTAAGTTTGCACAAGGAGAAGCCCATCTCCAACATGCAGAAGCACAGAAGAAGAAAAGTAGATTCTCTTTTGCAGAAGACTCAGCTATAGAAAAACATTTTCAAAAAGAAGCACTAGATGATATGAGAAATGAATTACGTTCTATGTTTCTTTTGTTTGGAAAAGCAGGACAGTGGGAAAGACTACAAGGTGAGATTGCCCAAGAAAGAGCTAGGATTAAGAAAGAACTAGCTATGCAACAAAAGATTAAAGATAGAAACACAGCAATAATAGTAGTAACTACTGTTTTAATAATAGGATTTTTTATAATACTAGGTTTTGCTAATTTTTTACAAGGACTTATATAATGTTTAAAGCTTTAGTAATAGCCTGTGCTATGATGAATCCTGAAATGTGTATAACATTTGAAGATGTACGAGACAAATTAGAAACAAAGGAACAATGTATTGACAGAGTTTATCAAATGCGTGAGCATATATCACAACAGATGCCCCACTTAAAACCTATGATATACAAATGTGTTCAATTAAATAAAGGAAGATTTACATGATGTGGTTTTGGTTAAAGTTGTCTAGTAAGATAGGTGACATTAGTAATTACTTTTACAACTTACACATAAAAGCTTTAAGAAAGAAACAAAAGAAGGATAGTAAACAATGATACAAGCTTTAATAGCTCCAGTAGCTTCTTTGTTAGACAAGTTTATTCCTGATGCTGACACAAAACAAAAGATTGCACACGAGATTGCAACCATGTCACAAAAACATGCACAGGAACTGGCTAAAGGTCAGATAGATATTAATAAAGAAGAAGCTAAACACAGGTCACTCTTTGTTGCAGGATGGAGACCCTTTCTAGGGTGGATACTTGCAGCTGCTATGGGGTGGCACTTTGTATTTGCACCTATGACAATGTTCATCTGTGCTTATTTTAACGTACCAATCCCAACTCTACCAGTGTTTGACATGGATTCTCTTATGACTGTGTTACTTGGTATGCTAGGACTTGGTGGATTACGTACTGCAGAAAAGATAAAAGGCATAACTAAGTAATGGAAATAGAATTAATAAGTATATTTTTACAAGTATTAACACTCCTAGCTGTCTGTGCAAACACAGCTATTAACATAGTATATAGGTTGAAAAAATAATGACAGCAGATAGAAAAACAATAGATAAACTACATGAGGTGGTAACGCAACAGTTACTACTACGTGTACGTACTGGAGAAGCCACAGCTAGTGAACTATCAGTAGCTGTTAAATTTCTTAAAGATAATGGAGCTTCTCTAGATGTTATAATGGATCAAAGTCCTATGGCAAGTCTACTAAAAGATTTACCATTTGATGTAGGAGAAAAATTACAATGAACAAAATCCCAGAGAAGCTTAAAGACTTTAGAAACTTTACTTACTTAGTATGGTCTCACTTAGGCTTACCTGAACCCACTCCAGTACAGTATGACATAGCTCACTACTTACAAACAAGTCCAAAACGTAGCATAATAGAAGCTTTCAGAGGTGTAGGTAAGTCCTACATCACTGCTGCATACGTAGTACATCAGTTACTACTAGACCCTCAACTTAAGTTTATGGTTGTATCAGCTTCTAAAGCAAGAGCAGATGACTTCTCTACATTCACTCAACGTATCATAGTTGAACTACCTATATGTCAACACCTCGTTGCTAGAGACGGACAGAGGTGGTCTAAGATAGCTTTTGATGTAGCACCAGCCAAAGCTTCTGGAAGTCCCTCAGTGAAGTCCGTAGGGGTCACAGGACAGCTTACAGGTTCTAGAGCAGACATTATCATAGCTGATGACGTAGAAGTTCCTAACAACTCTATGACTCACATGATGAGAGAGAAGCTTAGTGAAACTGTTAAAGAATTTGATGCTGTGTTAAAGCCTGACGGTAAGATTATATACTTAGGTACACCTCAGAATGAGATGTCTTTGTATAACGTATTACTTGCACGTGGTTATGATATGAGAATATGGACTAGTCGTTACCCTACTTTAGAACGAGCAGAGAAAGCTTATGGGGGCAGGTTAGCTCCTATCCTATATGATCGTATGCAAAAGGAAGAACAAGCCGTGTATGGGCTTCCTACAGACCCTAAGAGGTTTGATGATGAGGATTTACTAGAGAGAGAGCTATCATATGGTCGTTCAGGTTTTGCATTGCAGTTTATGTTGGACACATCCTTAAGTGATGGTAACAAGTACCCACTCAAACTAGCTGACTTGATTATATACAGCTGTGATAAGGACACTGCTCCTGAAAAGATGGTGTATGGTATATTTAAACCCATTATAGAGCTACCTAACGTAGGTCTAGCAGGTGATAAGTTCTATGCTCCTGAAGATACTGTAGGTAGGTTGGACTATCAAGGCTCAGTGCTTGCTATTGACCCCTCTGGTAGGGGTAGTGATGAGACAGCCTATGCAGTTGTCAAGATGTTAAACGGATACTTGTACGTTGTAGATGCAGGAGGTGTAGCAGGAGGTTACTCTGACAGTACATTACAGCATTTAACTGACCTAGCTAAGATAAACAAGGTTAATATGGTACTAGTAGAGAGTAACTTTGGTGATGGTATGTTCTCTGAGCTACTTAAACCCTACCTTATGAAGACTTATCCTGCTACATTAGAAGAGGTTAGACATAATACACAGAAGGAAAAGAGAATAATAGACACCTTAGAGCCTGTTATGAATCAACATAGACTCATAGTAGACCCTAAAGTTATACAAAAAGACTACGATAGTGTACAGAATATGCCACCTGATGTAGGTATGAAGTACATGTTAACGTACCAATTGACTAGAATAACCAAACAAAGAGGAGCATTAGCCCATGATGACAGGCTTGACGTTCTTGCTATGGCAGTCCAGTACTGGGTTGACCAGATGGCTGCTGATGCAGATACAGAAATCAGAAGCAGAAAAGAAGAAATGTTAGACATAGAGCTAGATAAGTTCATGTCACACCTCAATATGAGTGGACAAGACAGTTCTAGTAGCAGCTGGATTGATGTATAACATGTTCTAAAGTTACAACCAAGTATAACCCCCTTTGACATACTATAACTATAGCTGTGTTAAAGAGGGTTTAACTCTAGTTATACACCAGTTAAACATGGGATTATATAGTATGATACCTACTGGTGCTGCTAATAGTTAAAAGAACGAATGCATTTTGAAAGAAAAATCTGAGAGGGTATATAACTCTAAGGTCTTGCTCGTTTCCCCCTACGCACACGCAAAAAGGGACTCGTTCCATTCTAAACATGTCAAACTTTTGACCATAACTTGCACCATAGTTGCACATTTACCACACTGTTGCACATATGTCACATTGTCTGTCTCTCTCTATCTATTCTTTTTGTTATACTATACTATACGAAATAAAACTTTCTGCAGATAAACCTAGAGATTGCACCAGCTGGTAAATTAAGTCATTGTTTTTAAACGATAATATATTTATTTTAATTATTTAATCTTTTTTCTTGCAATAGTTTTAAAAGTAATATCTAATATAAACAATTGAGAACAACGGATAAAAGCATTCTTTTAAAAGCATAAGCAACTCAGTCTTTTAATTGCAATAAAACAAGTTGAACTTTATTAGGAGACTTTGAAACAATCGTTATAATAACAACAGTTTTAAAGAAAGTTAAAATAAAAGTAGACAAGATACGATTAATAAAATAGACTTTAGATAATAAAAGATAAACATTAACGAAAGGCACTATATGAAATAGCATTATTAAACTAGGTTACTAACACCAGTAATAGGCAACAAAGCACTCAAAAGGTGTAGCCATGAACGTTAGCAAGTGGACACGTGAAATCCTTGAGGGTATAGACCAAAACTGTAGAACCAGTGCCTTAATTCCTGCCTTGCAGTAACGCAATAGTATTCTGTAGGGTGGAGAGTGCTAGGCTAGGGTGGAGTAGATGACAATACAAAGCCCTAGTTGTTACAAGGTGCAATGAAGTACCTACAACAGTGGAGATTTTAATATGTTTAAGACTAAAACAATAAGGTTTTTTAACGTGACACTTGCAGTATTTGCTCAACGTACTAGACTATATAAGACACGTTGGGAGTTTACTAGTGGCAGTACCTTTAAGGGTGTGCATATGGGTAAAAAAAGCTACTACATATCTATTCCTAAGCTTTCAAGCAGAAAGTTTGGTGGTGTTAATGATATTGTTAAAACTTAAGTTGACTGAGGGCAACGTTTACTATAACGTTGTACCTTGTAACAACTAGGAGGAAGACACCATGAATAGAAAGCTAGAATTATTGATGATGCTTAATAGAGTTAATAGCTCTCTTAATGTAGAGCTAGACTTAAACAACGCACCAATTTATGGAGGGTGGCAGTTAACTAATAAAGAAGGCAGTCATATTGTTAAGCATAGGGTATCTATTAAAGAGATGCTATGCTTCTTAGATGGTATGGTAAAAGCTTTAAGTGTAAGAACATTGTATGAGGGGAAGGAGTAAGCTATGATTAAGCTAAAACTATTGGGTGTTGGCACTAATGCTAAGACTATTAAAGGTGATGGCAGTGAATACCTTACTGCTATCTTATACCTTGCACCTGCTGATATTGTAGAGGGTATTAATGTATGTCCTATGGCAGTAGTAGCAGGGTGTAAGGCAGGTTGTTTATATAGTGCAGGACGTGGTGCATTTAACAACGTACAACAAGCACGTAAACGTAAAACCATATTATGGAGGGACAATAGGCAAGAGTTTTTAACACAGTTAGAGCAAGACTTAACTAGGTTTCAAGCTTATTGTAATCGCAAAGGTATCAAGGCAGTAGTGAGATTGAATGGTACTAGTGACATAAGATGGGAAAACTATATAGACATGGCAAGCTATAGTGGTATACAATTCTATGACTATACTAAGATACTTAATAGACGTGGGCTTGCTACTAACTATCACTTAACTGTTAGCTATAGTGAAGCAAGCCATGACTATGCTAATAAAGTAATGCAAGTTAAGCATGGTAGCAGTACAAATATAGCAGTAGTATTTAAAGACAAGGCACGTATACCTTTAGCATTCAAGGGTTACAATGTAGTGGATGGTGACAAGGATGACTTAAGATTTCTTGACATACCTAACAGTGTGATAGCATTGTATGCTAAAGGTCAAGCTAAGAAGGACGTATCAGGGTTTGTAATTAACAACTAGAAG